CACCCTCAAACACAATAGCATTTTCTGCATTCATTGTAACTGTGTCAACAATAGTCTGTGTGCCAGTAACAGTTAAGTTACCTGCAACAGTAAGATTATCAGCAACAGTTACTTCTGAAGTACTGTGTCCTATTGTAACAGCAATACCGCTACTCTCAGTAGCCATCTTTAATGCCCCTGTAGCATTCTCAATGTAACTATTAGAACCATCATGGTAGATGTTAAGATCATCACCTGTACCTACTTTAATCTTAGCATTGTCAGGCATATCTACATGCGTAGCAGGAGACAAAACACCAGCTACAGCTACTGTGCTATCAAATGTTCCTGCACCAGTTACATCCACTGTACCAGCAAAATCTACATTAGCTCCACTAAAGGTAGCTGCAGTAGTTGTACCTGACTTAATGATTAAGTTGCCGCTAGTATTAGTTAATGATCCAAACGTAGTGCCACCATCTTTAACTAGGATGTCACCACCATCAGCATCAAGTATAATATCACCTGCTACGTCTACTGTAAGATCACCAGAAGACAAATCAATCTCTGCCCCATCTATAGTAATATTATCTATAGATACACCTGCATCAGCAGTAACTGCACCTGTGAAAGTAGATGTACCAGTGACAGCAAGAGTACCTGCTGTAGCTACATTACCTGATGTATCAGCCACTGTGAACTTGTTAGTGTCCATTGTAAGGCCACCGTTAAGTGCCGTTACACCTGTTACAGTCATAGTTCCTGCAGTAGCAACATTACCACTGGTGTCTGCTACAGTAAACTTATTGCTGTCCATAGTCAGACCGCCATTGAGGGCAGTTGCACCTGTTACAGTAAGTGTACCTATAATAGCAGCATTTTCATCTACGTCTAATGTGTCTATGTGTGCAGTACCGTCTAAGTATAAGTCTTTAAACTCTACAGTACTTTGACCTAAATCAATATCGTTGTCAGTTACAGGAGTTACTAAGCCGTCAGAAATACGGACTTGCTCTACTGCAGAACTACTTACTTCAACAAAGACTCCAACTCTATTATTACTAGTGTCAATAGCTACTTTATTTAATGCATCTAAGTCTGCAATAAGAGGTACATAAGACCCTTCACTGGAAGACCCGTCATGCTTGTGGCCTGTAGTGCCACTAGAGTGAAATGCAAAAGCATCACGTAATGTGTTAAACTCTGTATTTAATGGGTTAGCACGTACAACGGCTGTTGCAACAATGTCTGCCGAAGACTGTCTTACGTAGCCTGTCATGTGTTATCTCCTATCACCTAATCCGTAAGTCACCGTAACCGCTTGAATAGTATGGCTAGGACTTTTATTGTTTGTAACATAGGTTAGTGAGATAGAATCTCCTGACCCACTAATCGAAGTAGTTTTTATTGGCGAAGGATTGCCGTCATAAATATCTGCCTCATCATATGTAGCACTAATACTGTTATAATAAACTGCAGCACCTTCAGTTGTAAAAGTAAAACTAGAAGGTGTAGCTATTTCTGAATCACCAAAGTTATAACTAATGCCTAAAGCAACTTCAGTTACGCCCTCTGTTCTGAGAAAAGTCTTTACCTTATAGAACATCTTTCTAATGTCTGTGTCTTGCATAAAATAGTAAGGAGTTTGATATACACTTAAAATATCAGCCCCGTTAAAATCATACCCTGTTTCTTGTCGGTGTATTCTACCTAAGCTGTCCCCATGAATAACAAATTCAAATTGTCCTATGTAGCCACTAGCTACAGCAGTAGCATCTATACCTACAAGTTGACTATATTCAAAAGTAGACTGAGCGGCAGGGCTTTTGCGAATTGCACCCATAAGAGATAGCGAAGAACTTTCTTCAAAAAACAATCTAAACTGAGACTTTCTTCTTACTACAACAGCTTTTAGTTTTATTATATCTTCGTTTATTGAATAACTTTCAAAAGCTTTTTGTATTTCTTTTGAGACAGTTTCAAGTTCAACATCGCCAATTTTGTTTGTACCTGATACTGGGCGAATACCATCTGGCCCTAAGAAAAGAATGTCTCCACCAAATTCTATTACAGTATCTGAAGCTACACAGCCCAAGTCATTAGTAACACTTTCAAGTAAAAAATTAGAGTAGTTATCTCCCACTAATTTTTTAATAGCATTTTGACCAAAGATATAAAGTTGATTACGAAACCCGATAATTTGAGTAATAGAGAAACCTACATTAATTACACCAGAACCATTAGCAGGATCAAAGTCTATGTCATTTAAAGGAGAAGAAAAGTACAGGTTAAAAGGGTAAGTAACATCACCTGCTAAAAACAGATGGTTTGCAAATGCACTAGAAAACTTTGGTGCAGCAGGGGCATTTGCATGATATAACTTTATATAGTCTGTACCATTATATTTAGCGGCTTGATTTACACCATCAGTAAGTACCAGTACTTCTTCACTCCAATTATATTTTGAGAAGCGTACAATGTCTATATCAGTAAAGCTAGGGTTAGTAGGTCTGTACTGCCCTGCGCCAGAACCTACTGTAATATTTCCTGTAACTGCACCCCCTGCAGCTATCTGTGTAATAGTTTTAAAATACTTTGTACTGCTTACAGTAACTGCACCATTAGGACCAGCAATAGCTTCTGTTTGAGCAATATCAAGAGAATCTGTACCTGTTATAGTAAAAGTTACACCAGAGTTATTATTACCTGCTAATCCAGTTATAGTTAATTTTCTTGGTTGTAAAGACGCAGCAGTATAAAAGTTGATTGCGCCACCATCCGCTAAGGCACCATTTAAAGTTAAGTTAGCTGCACCACTTGTTGTTTGTGCTGCACATACCCCATCTGTATCATCTGCTACAAAAGAACTATCTACAGCAGTCCAACCAATAACAGTAGGCGTACCTACTACTGTACTAGAATGAGAGGAAGTAGCACCTGTTAAAACATTTCCAGCAGCATGTATAGAAGTAGGAAGTTTACCTAAATCTAATACTATAGAGTTGCCTGATCCATTAGCTGTTTTAGAAATGACAGTGGCAGTAATGCCTGTGTTAGTTGCGTCAGAAGAGCTTGTTACAGAAGTAATAGTTTCACCTACAGTAAAACTGGCTGCTTGGTTATCTGTTACTACTACTGTATAGTGATTATTATACCAATGAAAATAATTAGTGCCAGTCTCAGGTTCTCTTGCTGCAAAAATACCTTGACTAATTTCACCATTAACAGTCAGACCTAGAACTTTACCTTCTCCCGGCATAGTACCATAGCTATTAGCAAAACCACTAATTCGTCTGTACCCACCTTCTAAAGAAGGTTCCATGTTAATTAAGCTAATAGCACTTCCCGGCATTTGAGAAGATTGTGTAATAGGGTCTATGTTAGTTACAAGACCCCCAGCACATACTGAAGCAAATGTTTGTAGGTTATCTGCCATTTATATTACAGCAGACTTAAACGTAGAAAAATTGTTTGAACGAGTTATTACAGTTGATATGACATCTACAGATTGATCAACAAGAAGACGCCTCATTGTTTTAATTCCTTCTTGAAATTTTTGTGTGTGTATCTGTGCAGATTGATCATTAGATCTAAAGCTCATCATATATACCATAGCACCATCAATAACTACATGTTTAAATCTGTCAGGTACTATTGCTGTATCATTGTATGCTGTTAAATCTGCAGGATACTTCCAATACCTATATTCTACTACATAAGAATCGTCTGGAATAGGTGTAACACCAAACTTAGTCTCCTGCGTCATATAAACATTTAAAGGGCTAGTATACCCACCTGTACCGCTAGTATCCTCTACACTTCTATAACTTGTTAGGTACTGGTCATAGGTAAGGAGGCTTAGTTTTTGTGGGTTATTGTTCTTAGAGGTAAGTTGTTTAATATAAAAAGTATCCCAATCAGCTTTAGAATAGTCTGCAGGGAAATCATATACTTTTGTACCTGAAGATAAAGTTTGTTCATATGTTATTAAAGTGAAGGGCCACTCTTGGGCATCTTGTAAGATCTCTCTTAAAGAAGAGTTAATGGCATCCTTTGCCAAAGCTTGCACATTCTTAGCCAAACCAAAATCAGCTTGGTCAATTTGAACCTCGTTCAATCTTCGCAATAATTCATTGGTCAAGCTAATAAAAGTAGACATTGTTTATCCTTAGTATAGAAACAAGGGGCCAGCACAAAGCCAGCCCCTTAAGTATTAATTTAGATTAAGTCACGCTGTGCAACAGCAGCTTCAGTACGAGCGGCCGAAATATCTGCAATTACTGCATAGACCCGAAGGCGTCCAGTAGCAGGTGCAGCACCAGCAACAACTACGTCAATGGTATCTGCAGCACCAACACATGCAAGAGCAGCAGCAGCAAACGTAGAAGCTGCACCAGTATTTACAATGTTAGCTTCACCGTTAGTACCTTTTACAAGGTATGTACCAGCAGCCGCAGTCAAATCAGCACCGTCAATAATGTCATCGCCACCAGCGAAGTCAATATCTGCAGTACAAGAAGCTGTAAAGGACTTCATGATTTCTGCACCAGCAGCAACGATAACTGATCCAGCAGGGATTTCTAACAGTTGAAAGATATCCCCGTTTGCGCCAGAGTATCCAGCAGTAACCATTGCATCAATGTCTAAGATTGCTTCAATGGTTCGTACAGTATTACCAACTACTGTTGGAACAGCAAGAACATTTGCCCCAACGCCAGCAGTATCACTGGAAGTCATGTCATAAGTAGCCATATTATATTACTCCCTTAAGCTGCGTTATAACGGGCAGTAACGATTGCTTCAGGACGAAGAATCTTACGACCGTATAGATGCATACCACGAACAATGTCAGCAAAGCTGTCAGGGTCACGATATGTTTCTGTCTTGTTGATCTGCTCGGCAGTTGCTACAGCAGAATCATGACCAGCTACGATAACACCGAAGTTAGTCAGTTGGTTGGCAGTACCTGAAGTACCCGGTCCAGTGCCTACAGATGGCAGGTTAGACGAGGAGTACACACGGAAACCGTGGAAGTTGCTGATAGTCAAACCATTACGCAGTCCACCTGATTCACCGAAGTCTGCATTCATGAAGCGTGAATCTTCATCAGCAAGAATTTCCATGAATACTGGATCAACTACAATCCAACGGCCTTGTTTGTCAACTTGCTGTTGATCAAGCAAACGAGCCATACGAGCAACAACCATTGCTGGTGAAGCTGTAGCAGTTGGAAGTGCAGTAGCACCGGGCAAACGTGCAGCCAGAGGGATAGAGTGTGTTCCCGCAGAGCTTGTAGTAATGTTGCCAAAGTCATCCTTATGCAGTTGCATAGAGGAAAGCAGTTCGTTAGAACCCGCAGTTGATACTGCTTTAGTGCCATTGACAGTTGTATTCAAAGCGCCAGCGGCACTATGATTAGCAGACTGTGCGTAACCTGACATGTAGCCAAGAACTTCTTGGTCATGGTTGTCAGCAAGACGATATGCAGCACGATTGGTTGCAAGGTCCATGAAATTGACGTGGCTGTGTGCCTCTTCAATGTCATCCATCTTGAAAGCAAAATAATTCGCTTTGTCAATGGTGAGAGAAAAGTCTTCGTCTTCAAGATCTTGTGCTGTAACACTCGTACCACGTGCATACTGCGAAACAGAAATTTCTGGTTCTTTGATAATTTTAACAGTGTCACCTTGAGCAGAAATTTCACCCATGTAGTCAGAGTTTGTGATATCGCCACAAACAGTACTCTTGCGGAAAGCAAGCTGTACTTTTTTGGAATAGATTACGGGACTAAAATTACCGTTTGGTAAGTTCCCATAACCTGATGCGGTTGTAAAAGCCATGATAGATCCTCCTATAAAGTTTAGGCTTTGTTGAGCTAAACATTATCTGAAGAGGCTGATTGTTTTCTAGGGTGCATACTATGATCAACTGGCCGGTCAATCTAAG